CCATTCCACGTTGCTAAATCTCCCATTCTTGACCACGTTGTTGGTGGTGTAGATAGGTCATTGAGATTATTAGGCACACCATTGTTGTATATTGTTGCAATATCTGTAGAAGATAACTCTGTTGTCCATACTGCAGGTTCATCAATCAGTCCGTCAATTGGTCTGTTACCATTTGCTTCCGCACCTATTGAGTAAGCATCTGTTGTGCTATTGTTTAATGTGCCACTTGCTGATGTGTTTGTAACTTTTAAAACTCCATCTTCATAAACTTTTGCCGTTGTTGTTGCACCATTCCAAGTAAAGCAAAGGTGATGCCATTGTCCGTCTACTAAATTTGCCACGCCTAAATTTGTTCCACCTCCCAAAGTTGCAAAAGAATTTCCGAAATTACCTCTTAATCTATATGTGAATGTTCCTTGTGTATTGCTATATAAAGCCGAATTTTGATAAATATCAACGTGCTTACCTATATTTAAAAGTCTGCCTAAAGTAGTGTATGTGCTTGACTTAAACCATACCGAAACACTCATTGCAGTACCGCTTGTTAATTCTGTGTAACCTCCTACGCCTAAAAAGTAGTCATCAACTCCATCAAATTCAAATGAATTCAAGTTTTGAAAACTTGGAGGTGTGCCACCAATCGCACTCCGATTGATTCTGTATTGACTATATGAAGAAAGTGAATAAAACGACATATTTATTTCAGGATTGCAACGACTGAACCGGATGCTAATGTTACACCACTAAATGACTTACCTCTAACCGGTGCAATTATTACTCCGGCTTTTACAACTCCATTACTTGCAAGATATGTTGTTCGTGCATCAACACCATCAACTTTTATTGAGTTGAATTCTGTATCTTCCGCAACATATAACGCATCAATTTGATTTGTGTATTCGGTTGTATCGTTTACGTAAAACGTACCATTTTGCAATGCCAACTCTTCAATGGCAACTAATTGTGATGAACTACCCATTCTCTTGTGTGTTTAAATCTGTTAAAATTCGTATTTCTTCCGGTGATAATGCGACACCTAAACCGGCAATTTTTTCAAGTGTTTCCGCTTTGATTTTTTGTGTGATTGCTTTTGATTCTTGGTCATCTTGTAGTATAGGCAAGTGACTGAAATCCGCCTTTAAATAATACCCTTCCGCATCCAATCCGAATTGTCGAATGATTGAATCATAGATTTGTTGTGTTTCAGGGATGATAGTATCTTGATAAACCATTCGAATCGAATCACGAACGTTTGTAAATGTCGCACCTTTTTCCTGACTGAAACAATTGTAACTTAATCCATACGCATCAATCAATGCAAGTTTGTCCGCAGTCAATTCTTCAAACAACAACAAATCTTTTGTTGGATATGACATCGGTTTCCAATCAACGTTTGCTTCGGTGATTATGACCTCATCTTTTTGACGATGATACCAATCGTTTTGAATCTTCTTTTTCTCTTCCGGTGTCATAGGTATTGCACCACCAAGGTCATTATTTTGTGCCGATAATATACCAATCGCACCGATGTTTTCAAGCAATACATTTCGCTTGTGATACGATGCACGGATGTTTGACAATGGATATTTCAACGTCTCAACCCTTGATACCGGTTTGATGATATTCATACCATCATCCGAAACAAGATAAACCATATCATTCCATTCAATGGCTTCATATGTATCGTCATCATATTTGAACGTGAACTTGGAAACCAAATCCTCCGCATCCATTTGCTTTAACTTTTTACCGGTCAAGTGAATCTTCACTTTGTTTGCCGGTAACGGAACAAACAAATTGCGTATTCCCGCAGTACGTTCCGGTGAGTAACAAAAGACATTTGAATATAGACCATCTTGAACACCGATTGAATAAACGACATCACTCCACGACTGCATTGCGTTAGGATGATGAATCATATCCAACAACCAATGGCTTTCAATCTTATCACCATTCTTGTCATATAAACACGGTTTGTTTGATGACATCATTGATGCACGTTTGTCAATCACCGCCCTCAATTCAGGAATCTCAATATAAAGTTTCCACGCATCATCAACATCAACCCACACCGCATCTTTCTTTCCCCACAATTGCGATTGCCTTGGAAAGAGTTGTTTGAACTCGTTTATGAACCGGTCATTTGGATTGAATTGAATGCCGAAAAACTTTTCGAAAAAGGTACTCATATGTTTATTGTGCTATTTCATCGCTTGATATATTCCTTACAAAGTTAGTGATTAATTTCTAAACATAGTAAATGATTAAAATATCGTCAATAAAAACACTTTAATCAGGTGTTTCAACAAACAAAACAAAAATATTTTAAATTTTTTTTTCTTCCTGAATCCCTTATTGGTATTGACTTACAGACAATTTTAAATATATGATGCAAAAAAAACTTTGTTCAATGCTTGTTATATTAAAAAATATAACTACATTTGAATATGTCAAACAATAAAAAACAACACAAAATGAAAAACACAGAATTAACAATCGGAACAAAAGTAAGTTACAACAAAGTAAGTTTAACGAACGGAGAGACTACAAGTCTTGAGTCAGTAGTAAAAGGCTTTTATAGAGACGGTTCGCTTCACTATGTATGCTTAGAGAACGGTGATAAGATGTTCAAAGAAGCGCTAACGGTTACACAAGACAACTCTAAGAGGATTAAACAACTTGAGGACAGACTCTTCAGACTAAGAGCAAACGGCAGACATCTACAAAACAGTATCACTATCAACGCTACAGAAGAACTACTCAAGACGCTAAGACAATGAGTAAGAAGAGAGAGGGAGGGAGGCGAGAGTCTCCCTTTTTTTTGTGCTTATAATTTTGACAAATGCCTGAACATACTTTGTGCAAATATTGACAATCCGGCAAGACAATCCGGTGCATCATCGTTTTTGTTTTTACCTTCTTTAGAATACGATTGAACGTTCTCAATGAATTGGGTGCATTGGTTTGTTCCGGTGTTCAGGAACGTCAATTGCGATTGAACGAATGCCGATTGCATAATGATACGAGTTTGTTTATTGGTCGTGTTATGCACTTGCAAGATTCGTGTCTTGGTTTCTTTCTGCAAGTAACGTGAGAACATCGCACCCATTGAATTCGATTCAACACGGCAATATGACACACCCCATTGATTTAACTTTTGTGCAATCATTGGGATTGTTGCATCGGTGTTTTCTTTTGAATAGACATAATCAACGACATAGAAACGTTCATTCTTTACCGCACATATGACGAAAGCGGTGTAGTCTTTTCCTTGGTCTGCAACATCACAATATGCCACACAACCCTCAATGCTTGAATTATCACTTTCGAATTCTTGTTTGCTTATGATATTCAATTCGTTGAACAATCTTCCTTTGATGTCAACCGGTTGTTGTTGATATTCCGCCAACCATATTTCTTCTGCGGTGTGTTTGCGTTTGTCAAGGAATTCATCGGTTGTCATTACGGCATCACAAAATGATTCACCGGCATCAGTTAATGCGGATATACTGATTGACTTGTCGTAAATCTTTTGTTCATAGTTTCGACCAATAACATCGTTCAATGACCATCGTGTCCCGATGTCTATTCTTGCACATCCTGATTCAAATCGTGAATCGTGTGTCGATTGTTTCCATTGATGGATGCGGTCATTTACCGTGTCCGATAGTGCATCCTCAATTCCACGATATAGGTCATCTGTGATACCTACCTTGGTCGCACCGAATCCGATGATTGTACCGCCAACACCGGCACCAAAATACCCAACTTGTTTCGATTTGTTTGTGTTCCAACCTTGCAAATTTGCTTTGTCATCTGACAACTTTACATCAGGAAACACGGCATTGAACCGTTCGGATTTTAGTATGGCACGAACATCATAAGAGAATTTCAAATACAATGTTGCGGTGCAAGTGTTACGCATCACCGATTGTGTTGGATTTCTTCCAAGTGTCCAAGCACAAAATAATGATGTGAGATATGACTTACCGGCACGAGGCGGTAATGACACCGCTAACGATTTAATTTTGCCCTCTTCTATGTCCTGAAACGATTGTGCAATGTCCTCAAAGAATGACCGTTCAGAAAAGAATTCATTATCATAATACAGACAGAACCGCCAAAAATGTCTCCTTGCAAGTGTTTGCTTTACGACATCAAAACCGGCTTCTTTTATATCATTACTCATTCTCTAATAAGGCAATCAATTCATCACTTGATAAGTGACTTAAATCCGGTTGTGATTTGTTAATGTCTATTTGTTGACGTTCGACATATCCACGATGTTTTCCTTTGGTCTTTAAATAGAATATGGTCGCAGTTGTTGAACCATCTTTGATTTGTTGATACAATTGTGATTCCGCAAAGTCTAAGGCAATATCCTGACATTCATCACACGCACGTTTGAATTCAGGGTCATTGTTATAATAGTTGTAAAATGTTGACCTTGGCATCTTTGCAATTTTACACGCTTCCGATATTACACCAAGTGATTTCGTCATTGCTTCAATCAATGCGTTCTTTTTGATTTTAACGCTATTTGATGCGGTTTCTTTTTTAGGTTGTCCATTTGTGTTCATATAACAAAGTTAATGATTCTAAGACAAAATAAATATTATGAGTTTGGTGCAAATGATTATCACGCTAATTACAAAAACTCTAAGGAATGAATACATAAACAATTCGGTGTTGTCTAACCAAGTCTTTAATCGTTTTGATTCCATCCAAGGCATCACGGCAAGAACGAACCTATCCGCAATAAATATTGTGAAAAACAATGGTAATAATATCACGCCTAATGTACCTCGTAAAATGTTTACTATCTTCTTATTCATTTGATGTGTTTTTGATTGCATCCCATTCGTGCAAAGTTTGTTCAATGTAGTTTGCGAGTTTGGTGTCTTTTATTGCCCTCCTGAACTTTCGTGAATGGATATACTCTTCGGTGATAAGTACAGACATTTGCATCATCTTGTATTCCGTTTTTGACAATTTTTTAAAACCTCTTTTCTTTAGGTATTTATGTACTAATGATTTTATTCTTTTCATAGTGTAATTTTATGAACCGCAAGATATACATTCATCTTCATCCAATTGTGGATTTGCGACAATTTCAGGATTCAAAATCTTTTTCAACTCGTATATCTTTTGATGTGTTTCCATATCACTTAACAAGTCACCGGTCAAGGTATCTTTTAAACTTCTTATTTCGGCATTTATTTCGCTTCCGTTCATCTTCCTTGTCCTTTATATTTCTTTTTATACAACTTACTTGATTTAAGTTTGCTTGATTTGGTTTTCGAATGTGTTCCGGCACGTTTAATTTTTGGCTTGTCAAGTGTTCCGGTCAATAGTTTCTTCATAGTCATTAAAATAAAAAAGGGATGGGAAAAAAATGGAAATTTTGCTTTGATAAGCATTGTCAAACAATTATCAAAAACCCCATCCCTTGGAGTGTGTCAATTTATATTGGTTCGCATATTGTTAACCATATTAAACAACGATGTATCTTCTTGAACGCATTCACACATTACTTGAATGCCACCGTGCCTTGTTAATATTTGCACAACTTCATATGTTCCGGATTGATGTTCAAATTGTGTTCCGACCGGCATCAAAAAAGGTGAAACCCTCATTTGCACTTTGTCGTTTCGTATCATATAAACATCGACCATAAAATCGGCAACTTCATCAACAATAAAAGGATAACCATCACACATCTTTCATTTGTTTTTCAAACCATACCGAATGAATTTGTCCGGTGTATTTTGTTCGTGCGATTTTTACATTGTTTTGTTCCGCAAATATACAAAATTCTTTAAGTTGTTCATCAATCGAATGTGCTTTCCAAAGTATTCCGGCACGTTTAGTTGTGTAGTCTGCACAAAAAACGACCTTTGCGACATCAATGTCACATTGTTCCAACAAGTATTCAATACACTTTTTCGTTGGATAACCGTTTCGATATTCGACCAACATAATTCAAAGATAGTCAAAATCATTCTAAATTTGTTTTTAAACGTTCTAATGCATTTTTAACATCTTCACCAAGGAAATCATCATAATCGTCTATTTTGTTTAACCACGCAAGAAATTTATCTAATTGTCTTTTTCTTATTAAATTATCACGTTCCCTTGGATGTGCATATCTTATTTTTTGATATTTTATTCCTTTGATTTCCAATTCGCCAAACATATCAATTATACCTTCATCTTGTACTTGTGACAATACTGCGGTCAATGTTTGATGTGCAATATTTAATTCACATCTTAAATCGTTTACGTTGGTAAATCCTGATTGTTTTGTGTGTTTATGGACTTGATACAATACCCTTGTGATATTGGTTTCAACAATACCTTTACGCAATAAGTCAATCCAATTTTTAACTTTTGGTTTCAAAATACTTTCCGATTTTCTGAATGGTCTTTGAATGCAAACCACGTTCCGGTTCTTTACGATTTAGGAACATCCACATTTGATTTTGTTGAACACCGGCATCCTTGGAGAATTGATTCAAGGATTTACCGGTGCTTTTCAAATGTTCGTTGATTGCATCACGCAATTCTTGATTTATATTTGACAACGTTACTTTCATTAGAACGGTAAGTCATCGGATTGATTCGTTATTGTTTGAATTGCATCTTCCTGAAAGTTTTTTGTGATTCCATCGGTTGCATCCGGAATACCTTGGTTGTTTCTTGGTATTCCAATCGTTTCAAGTTTCCAAATCTCAATGGTGTTGAAATATTTAACCACACCATCTTTTGGTGATGTCCATTCACGACCACGCAAATTAATTGATGCATCAACTTCATCACCGATGTTCAGGTTGTCACCCAATGCACATTTGTCTTGTGTCAACTGACAACCGATGAATTGCGGATAATCACCTTCGATTTTTATGACCACCTCACGTTTTCTAAATTTTTCGCTAATTTGTTGAACCTCTCCAACCTTGTAAATTGTACCTTGTAAATTCATTTTTTTGTTATTTTTTGAATTAATTGTTTATAATACGGAAATTTTTCAATTGCTTCCGCTTTGCAATATGCCTTAATATCTATTTTCCGCACCTCTAACGGCTTTTTAGAACCTGAATGGAGATAGACATTGTATTCAATAATAAAATCGTTCATATCGCTTCAAATACATTGTCAAATATTTCCCTTGCCTTTGTGATTCGTTCCTGAATTTGCAAAATCATTGAATCATCACGTTCAATAATGAATCTTTTGACACGTTTTTCCTTTGGGATTTTGTCAAATATTGCATCATTATGCACTTGCCGTTCGGCTTCCGCTTCCGCACTTGCAAAACTTTCATCCATATCCATTTCAAGGAACTTTGGTTGTTTAAGCAATTGATACGTTTTCTTTTGTATTTCATCCGCAATGATGTGTGCCGGTGTATTGGTCAGGCAATAAACCAATTCACATTGTTTATGGTCAGTTAGCCACATATAAGATTGCATTTGGTATTGGTACGCCTTATTTTTTACCTCAGTATCTAACCAAGGAAATGTGTGTGCCGAATACGAACACTTAATATCACCAAGGATTGATTGATTGATGTCCGGTTCTCCGGTCATATAGTCATTGAACAAACGAACCTTTGGTGCATCAATATCAATATCCCATCCGAACCTATCTTTTGCAAGTTGCATTCCTTCACGTTCATTCAATGTTCCCTTTTCCATCTGTTTCGATGTGATTTGTTTTGGTTCGATTCCGTACTTGTGAAACAATGCACTTTCCTGAATGATTTTCATCGCAGTATCACCAAATTCTTTTCCTCTTCCTTTAGACATCAACCCACCAAGTTGTGATGGTCTTACAAGCCAATTGTGTTTCATTGTTTCATATTTTTAAGGTCAGTAACTTGTTTTGATGTCAATGCAAAATCTTTCATTGCTTTGTCAACGGTCATCTTTCCGTTATTGATTGCACCCATCAAACGAATAAATTGATTGTCGTTCAATGACTTCTTTACCGGTGTCGGTGTCTTGTCGTGCTTGTTTGTAGCATCGGCATCTTTTGTGTCATCAATCAAGAACATTGCACCGGCTGAATACTTTCGTGCATATGAAGATGATGAACCAAAGCATTGTGATAAATCCATCCCTTTTTTGCTTGGGTCAATTCCGGCTTGTGCTTTTGTAATTTGTTCCGCTTTACCATCTGACAAAATACAAGATGACTCAACAAACAGAACACCACCGATTTCTTTGATTTCATCGTTGAAATTCATAACCAATTTGTGTTTGGTCAATAGCGGTTTAATTGCTTCCTGAATATCCTCAAGTGAACGGTATTTGTACTTGCCAAAAGAATTTAATTGATTCTTTGGTGCTTTTAATTCCGATTGAATCGAAATCAGTTTGTCAATGAATGACATTGTTTTTTTGGTTGTTTTCTTTTCCATTTTTATTTGTTATTTATTCTGTCTATTGATTTTTTTCTTGAGTCTATTACAGATTTACAATTTTGAATATCCTCACTCCACATAAAAACCTTTTTAAGTCTTGGTTTAGGTTGATTCTTTTCAGACTCTATTAATTCTTTATAATAGTCTATTTGTTTATTAAGTTTACTTATATCTCTTTTATATTCAGTTAACCAATAAGATTTAGGCATTGTTGATGTAAATTCCATTTTATGTTTTTTTAAGTGTTATTATTTACTAAACTGTATATGGTTTAATCTCATTATCGCGTCTCTTTTTGACGAGGCGGAAATTATACCGCAATCATTAAAGTAACAAGTATAACCTTCCTTTAATCCTATCAGTATAGGCGT